TCCAAACGTTGGTCTGCACTACTGACCTGGCCCGAAACGTAGTACGTCATCTGCGGGTCGTTAGGTCGGTACGTCGCCGTGAATCCAGAGAAGACTGCAGAAGCCACGCTCCCCTCACGGGCGAACATGTCTTCGTAATTAATAGTACTACCTGGCGCCAGGGCGGCATCAGCGTCTCTCTCGAACGACAACATTATCTCCCCCGCGTTATGCACGTTGACCAAGGATGCCCTCGGCACCCAATGGATTCTAACGCTACGAAAAACATATTTCGTATACAGGAGCGACAAGTCGCGTAGGCGTGACGACGCAATAGTGACAGGGTTCATCGGGAACACCTTATGTACTGTGTTGGCGGGCACCGGTCCACCCGGATACGTGTTCGGATCAAAAGCCCCATCATGTAGGACCTCCAGACCTTGCACGCGCATCGAGTCTTTTAGGCTACCTTTGCCAACCGTGAAAAACGGTCGGAGCGTCTCAGTGGTCGCCGCTGGAATCGAGGTGGAGCTGACTGACATCTTTGCTCTACCCGAAGCCTCAGCTGACGTCAATGTCTGCTTGTACGACCCACCCAGTTCCAAATTAAAAGCTTGCGGCTTTCCTTTACGCTGCTTTCGCGGCGTTTGAACTCGGGCGGTTTTCTTACCGGCAGATTTAGACTTCTTGTTGTTCTTCTTAGTCATCAGACAAATGGAAATGGATTTATCACCTGGTTATAGTCGTTGTGTTTCGACGCGGGCCCTACAGCAAATCACAGGTCACGAACCGCTCCTGTATGTCCGCTGTATCATGCATAATAATAGCATCTAACAGCGGATGCCGTAGAAATTCCCTTTTCCCAGGTTGCAAGTGTCGAAGCAACACGTCAACGCCTCTCAGCGCGTCGACGCTTGTATGATAGCGGAGTGCCATCTGTTTAAGAGCGGACTCAAAGTCCCACTCAACCACCGTAGAAAAACATTCAAACTTATGGAGCAAATCACCCTCCATCAGTTTCACAACTTTACCAGTCTTGTCAGCCTTGCCGGCGTTGGCATCGAGCCACGCGCCGTAAACGGGCAGGCCTCCGACTGCTGGCTTCATGCCACACACCACGCCATGGCGCCAACCTGGCACCATCTTCTCAGGCCAGTGTTTCGTGGTCCACATCAACCTTGCAAGTATTCT